TATATCGGTAAAAAATCTAGGCTTAGCCTTTGAGACTCCACGCATCGAGGAGTTTATATCGCAGCTATCTCGCGCCTCAGGTGTGACCGACGATCAGCTCCGTCCATCAATGCAAAAACTTTTGACCACTACGGGCTCATTAGCTAAATCTACAGAATTACTCACTCAAGCCTTAGACATAAGCGCCGGTAGCGGTGTCGATTTTGAGACTGTCGTAAATGATTTGACCTTGGCCTATACAGGACAAACTCGAGGGCTACGTAAATACTCGCTAGGTTTAACTCAAGCCGAGCTTAAGACAATGAGTTTTGCCGATATTCAGGACAAACTCACCAAGCAATTCTCGGGAGCTAATGCTCAATATTTGACTACTTACGCTGGCAAAATGGGAATTTTATCTAATGCCGCCGGTGAGGCCAGCGAAACCATAGGTAAAGGCTTAATTGATGCTTTGACATTATTAGCCGGTGAAGGTGATTCAATCCAACCACTAGCCGATTCGATGGCCGAGTTTGCTACAGAAATTTCTAATGCTATTAACGGCATAGCCGTTTTAATTAACAAGATTAAATCGATTCCCGGAATTGATTTTTTTGCTCGCAATCTAGGTACCACTACTGATTTGCTACCTAATACTGGGATGCTTAAAAAAGCCTTCGAGGCTCTTAGTCGTTTAGGTAAAGAGGAAACCCCGGGTATGGGAGGCTATCCCAGCTCAGCTCTAGGCCCCGGATACATAGATCCCAACGATGCTAAGCGTAAAAAAGCCGAAGCCGATGCTGAGAAGCGTAGAAAACAAATTGCGGCCGATGCCGCTAAATCGGCTAAGGCAGAAAAGCAAAAAGTCTCTCTTATGAAAGCCGCCGCCGTTTTTGATAGCACCCGGATCTCTATAGCTGCAGCTCTTAGAGCTACCTACGACAAAGAGACTAAACTACGCCTCGAGGCGCTTATGCTCATCGAGGAGGATAAAGGCGAGGCAGCTCTCAAGAAAATCGACGAGCTCGCTAAATTCCAGAAAAACGCCGATATGCAACGTTTAGCCGGGGTAGAGACTATTAGCGGTGCTACCTTGCAAGCTCTTAACACTCAGCTACTCACAGAGCTTAAAGTCATCAACGATAGTAAAATGGCCGAGGGTAATAAAGAGCTGGCACGCGAGGAGGCGTTTAAGAAATATAACGCTGCGATAACGGCCGCTGGTGAACTTGCCGCTAAAGAATCATATAGCGAGCGCGTACAGATCCAACTGACAGAGATCGCACGCCTAGCCTCTATCAGTAAGACATCAAGTGCGGCTAATACAGCTAATTTATTACTAGAGGCCAGCGAGCTTAAAATGATTGATCGAGTAGCTAAAGCGCAAGCCGAGGCAGATAAAGCTCGACTTGACTCTCTTAACGCTTACCTTGCCGCTCTAACAGGGGTAAAAGCTGCCGCTGCAACGCCTCCACAATTTAATAACCCGGGCGATTATCTGAAACTAGGACCGCTAGGCGGTTTAGGCGCTGGAGTCGTAGCCGGTGTAACTCCTACCACTTTTGCACCTACGCCTACGCTAAGCCCGGCTTACAGCGGTTACGGCTTTAACCCGACTATGACGGCGCCAGCTCAAAGCGTAGAGATTACGGTAAACACAGGGGTAGGAGATCCGGAGGCTATCGCTAGAGCAGTCGAGGATATATTTAATCAATCGAGCTATAGAGGTACCTCAGTAGCCCGTAACACGGGTGTTTACGCGGTATGAGTACGTGGCTTCCCGAGTGGAGGATCATCGTAGGTACGACCGTCTACGATAACGTCCTATCGGTCAATATGGCTACGGGCCGAGATGACATCGATTTACAGTGCAACGCCGGCTACGCTCGTATGGACATCGTAAATGTAAATAATACAGCTTTCGATATAGACGTAACCGACTCGCTTACCCTTGAGCTTAAAAACAGCGCCGGAGTATATGTGCCTGTTTTTGGCGGTGAGGTATCAGATTTTGGTATATCGGTACGCTCACCGGAGGAAATAGGCTTTGTAACGATTGGTAATATATTGGCCGTAGGATCTCTTGCCAAGCTCACTAAAGCCCTATTTCCGGATGCCTTAAGTAAAGATTTTGACGGCGATCAAATTTACGACATACTTAACGAGCTACTTATTAACTCGTGGTTTGAGGTAGCTCCGGCTTTACAGTGGAATACCTACGATCCTACGACTACGTGGGCTAATGCAGAAAATGTAGGGCTAGGCGAGATCGATCAGCCGGGCCTCTACGAGATGATCCCTCGTACAGCTGAGCCGGCGAGCAGTTATAACTTATGCGCTCAAATTGCACAAAGCGCACTAGGGCAGTTATACGAGGATAAGGCCGGACGAGTGTGCTACGCCGATGCAGACCACAGGACTACCTATCTTTCGACTAACGGTTATACAAACATATCGGCCAATTACGCTACGCCATCAAGCGTTAAATCTATCCTACAGATAGGCAAGATCCGTAACTCTCTAGTATTTAATTATGGTAATAATTACTCAAGCCAAGCTACGGCTCTCGATGCTAACTCGATCGCTACTTACGGCCGGTATCAGCGTAGCGTTACCTCTAACCTCGACAAGATAGCCGATGTAAACGATGTAATGGATCGAGAGTTAGGGCTCCGGGCCATCCCTAGAGAGCAGCTACAGAGCATTACCTTTAGACTTGATAACTCAGAGCTACCCGATGTCGAGCGAGATAAGCTCATAGATGCTTTTTTTGGTCAGCCTATGGTAGTTAATGATCTACCGATTAATATGTTTAATGGCTCGTTTAATGGCTTTGTCGAGGGGTTTTCTATTAAAGCTACCCCGTCATACGTAGACTTTACGCTTACCCTAAGCCCTACAGACTTCTCACTTGTCGCGCCACAATGGGCTACAGTGAGTCCACCCTCCCTAATTTGGACGGGTGTTAATGCTACGCTTATATGGGAAAACGCTTTTGGAGGTTTAACGTAATGGCAACAGTAACACCTAACTTTAACTGGCCCGTACCTACATCGACCGACCTTGTAAAGGATGGCGCTACAGCTATCGAGGCTCTAGGCGATTCTATCGACGCATCGCTTGTCGATCTTAAAGGCGGCACTACAGGCCAAGTCCTAGCAAAAGCCTCAGGTACAGATATGGACTTTAGCTGGGTCGCGCAGGATGACTCTAACGCTATCCAAAATTCTATAGTAGATGCTAAAGGCGATCTAATTGCGGCTACGGCTAATGATACGCCGGCACGCCTTGCAGTCGGTACAAATGGTCACGTATTGACCGCAGACTCAACCGCCGCTACTGGTATTAAATGGGCAGCGCCCGCAGGTGGAGGAAAAGTATTACAGGTAGTGCAAGGAACTACTAGCACTGCTACAGCTACTACCTCTGCAAGCTTTGTAGCCTCAAATTTAGCTGTGACAATAACCCCTACATCGGCAACTAGTAAAATTTTGGTTTTCTATGCAATGTGTAACGCAACGCAAGGAAGTGGAACTTATGGCGATTATCAACTTGCGTTATATCGTGGAGGATCAGCCGTTTGGAATATGGGAAATACAAATTTTGGAGATGTAGCATCATTTGTAAATTCAACAAATTATGATTCAGGTCAATATTTGGATTCACCTGCAACCACATCGGCGACAACATATACAATTTATGGAAAAAGAACAGTCAGAACCTTGTATATGAACGAACAAGGGGTATCTAATTTAGGTGTAATGATAGCAATGGAAATAGGAGCTTAACTATGGCTAAAGCATCAGAAGTATTAAATTACCTTTTGCCTAACGGAGGTTGGACAATTCAAGGTGAAGACTTTTCTACTATTGTTTACGATGACGGAGTAACTGCAGTATCAAAATTTGCTTTTGACGCGGCTTTTTCTGTAGTCGATGAACTTAATGCTGAAAAATTAGCAACTGCACAAGCTAATAAAGCTGCACTACTTGAACGCCTCGGCATTACCGCCGATGAAGCGGCGCTACTACTCTCATAATGTTAAAGAGTTATAACGGCTACCCGGCCTCTAAAGATCCGGATGAGATCAAAATAAAGTCCTACCCGGTAAGGGGTACGGATCGTAAGCTAAGGTGCGCTGAGAGTGTGGGACCACTCTTAGCCGCCTTTGCTGCAGACTTTCACGAGCTGATCGAGCCGATCGATGAAGGCACCTTTGACGATTGGGCTTACGCTTTCAGGATGGTAAGAGGTACTACCGATAAATTATCTTGCCACTCATCCGGTACAGCGATCGACCTTAACGCGACTAAACATCCACTAGGTAAGCGCGGCACGTTTCCAGCTGAAAAGGTACCTATGATCCGGGCGCTCTCTAAGAAATATGGCCTTAAGTGGGGCGGCGATTTTAAGAGCCGAGCCGACGAAATGCACTGGGAAGTCGAAGTAAAACCGGCCAAGGCTAAAGCCTTAATCGAGACTTTAGGTTTATAATTATCTAAATCCTTAAGGGCACTAAGGAGTAACACAATGAAAGAGCAGTTAATCGCTGCCGGCAAGTCTTACGCACGTGCAAGTCTTGCTAGCGTTGCAGCGCTTTATATGTCCGGTATTACAGATCCTAAGGTGTTAGCTAATGCGTTTATCGCTGGGCTAATTGGGCCACTACTTAAAGCTCTACAGCCATCCGAGGGCGAGCTGGGGATCAAAAAGTAATGGATAGAGTCCAGCTCCTATTAGGTGTGGCTTTGGGGAGCTGCACCCTTATGGGCCTAGGGGCTGGGCTTATCCGGCATTTTGTAAAGTATTACCTATCAGAGCTCAAGCCCGATGGTAACGGTGGCCATAACCTACGCGGTCGCATCGATTACATCGAGGTAAGGCAAGAGCGTATGGATGCCAAGATCGACAAGATTTACGAGATATTACTCGAGACACGCCTAGCGCGTTAGTTGCCTTATGTCGGTATCTGCCCTCATACTGATACGACAAACGCCGAGAGGGCTACTCGGGTAGTAGCCTCATCGGCCTTAACAAAGGGCGATATATGAACAGTGCAGACTTTATAATCATAATTACAATTACCGGGATAATGGCGGCGTTTATTAAAGCCGCTTATACATTGGGATACCGACAAGGGCACGGCGAGGGCTACTTACGAGGCCGGGCTATCGTGCAAGCTCTCAAAGATAAGAGCCTAATCTAATGGGATTCTTAGATAACTACGAGGACGTGAATAGCAGGATTAAGCGATTCCGTACTGAGTTCGAGACTGGCCGCTTGATCGCTTTTATCGAGGACATCGATCTAGTCAAGGGCACAATCCTTGTAAGGGCTGAGGCTTATCGTGAGTACGATGATGCGCTACCTAGCGCCGTTGATTACGCTTTTGGCAACGTAGGGACATATCCGCAAAATATGAAAAAATGGTTCATAGAGGATACATTTACAAGCGCCTACGGTAGAGTTATCGGCTTGTTATCGCCTAGTGAAGGTGGGAGACCTACCGCTCAAGATATGCAAAAGGTAGAGACAGCTACAGCTGAGCCGGATTACTGGACTACTAAATTTGTAGCCGATGATATACCTACGCTAGGTAAAGCTATCGAGACCATCGAGCAGGGCTTAGGCGGCGTATTGCCTGAGGCAGCGCCGAGATGCGTTCACGGCACGATGGTATGGGCTAAAGGCGTGAGCGCCAAGACGAATAAAGAGTGGGCCGCATATAAGTGCACCGAGCGCAGTAGGGATAAGCAGTGCGACCCTATATGGCACGTATTAGGTAGTGATGGTAAATGGAAACCTCAACAATGACCGAGCAGGGCCTCTTTGATTACATCAAGGCTACATACCTTGAGGATCTTGAGAAGTCCGAGCACACTTACGAGTACATCGATGCCACGAGTACCGGCTATAGGCTCACGATCGAGCTTAAATGCCGGCATACTCACTATGACGAGCTGATCCTCGAAAAGGATAAGTACGAGGCTCTTATGGATCGAGCTAATGATCTAGGATTTACACCCTTTTACATTAACTCAACGCCTAACGGCATATATGCGTTCAACCTACGCAAGATTACGGTTACTTTCACTACCAGGCGCTTACCATCAAACACAATGGATAAAGGTCCAGCGATTGATAAAAAGGTAGCGTTACTACACATAGATAAGGCGGTTAAGTTATAATGGGAGAAATGACGTTCATAAAGGCTGGGATAGCTACGACGATCCACGATAATGGCGATATTAGTAGCCGGGTAGCAATTACGTGCGACGGGTGCCATACAGAGCGTAACCCCGATAATGGCCTCACGATTAGAGATACAGGTAATGAAGTAGTTATGTGGTTATGTGAGGCGTGTAAAGGATGACTACATATAAGTACGAGTGTAGGGCCTGTAAAAAGGTCACAGATCAGATCGAGCGCATCATCACAGATAACCT